ACCAAAGAAGCCTGAAAGTTTAGAGGAGCAGATTTCAATGATTTGGGATGCTGTATTTAATCATTTATTTACGGCTCAGTATTGGCAAGGTGTTATGACTAAGTTTATATTGGCACTCCTGGCTGTGATTATAGGATTATGGGCTTTTGGTCAGGTATTTGGATAACCCTATCCCCTGCGTAGCTTCTTGAAATAGTCACGAATTTTAGGCAATCGCCCTTGGCGTTGTTCGCTACGGTAATATTGATATTCCTCTTCATCTCCCTGGTGCGCCTTGTAGCCAGTTCCATAAGCCCAGTTCAGTATCTTTTCCATGAGGTCATTTGCACAATCAATTTCAACTAGTTGATTGAATATCTTTTGTTGTTCCTCATCTAGATTCCCCCCTTCTTGCATCTCATAAATTTCGAGCATAGTTGGCTGGTCTCCATAGGCTCTCTCAATATCATTCATTGTGCATCCAGGTGGTAAGCTCCATCCAAATTTTCCCATTTTACTCCTCCTGAAAAGTCTTTCTCGAATAAGAAATACTTTATTAAGTAGATTTTCGTTGTAATTATCCATAATTAGATTTTAGGGGAAAGGGAGCCGAAGCTCCCCCGTTTGATAGGAATTTAATTTACTCGGCTTTCACCTCCTTTCCTTCGGCTTTGGATAGGGCTTTCATTAGGATTATCTCGACCTCTGGATTGTGGCTTTTCTCGAATGCTTCCTTCAACGCCCCATACATATCTGGTGCTGCTGCTATGAGATTGGCGTTGGCTTCAGGGTTATTCCAGCGTCTTGGTATAATCGCTATGTTATCTCGCTGCCCATCACCAACAATTTGTATATGACCTTCGGGAAATTCTCTCAAACCACTCATATTCCCAAATATTGTCCACTCTCCCTTTGTATAATTCATTTCACCTCCGTACCAAACTTGACGACCTCACGCTTTAAGGCAGTGTGCTTTATGGATGAATAGTCAATGTTGCGCTCTTGGCACCATTGCCACATCCGTTCCATGCCACCGTTCTGATAATGCTCGACATCAAGCCCTAGTCTTTTGGTGATTACTTGCCAGGCAACATCAACATAGTGGTCTCCGTAGCCATACTGGAAGGGTAGAACTGCCACAAGTTCTCCATCCACATAAGCCCTTGCCGAAAAGTAGGAATTGCCGTTTACCTTATCCCTCCATTCTAAGCCTTCGGTTCTAATGTTCTTCATTTCTCCTCCTTAGTGTCTCCTTACATAAACGAAACACCCTATAATAATTGATCCTAATATAATTGCTGCTGCAATCATTTATTTTCTTATCCAATCATTGATTAACCCATAACGAAGGGCATACTCTTGTAACCGCATAATATGGTGATGAATTTTATGCCTATCTGGGTGTTCTGCTGGTGTATTGAGGTCAAATTCATCCCCAATTCTGCTTAACAAAGATTTAACATCTAAATTCTCTACATTTAACATTTTCTCCTCCTTTAATGTTTTCTTACATAAATAAAGCATCCTGCGATAATTATACTTCATATTACTGCTATCAATAAGTACTTCCTATTTTGTCTCTCCTTTCTCTATAAGGTTAGGGGTTGGCTAATTCGGTTTAATACCTCTCTTGCTTTCCTAGCTGCAAGACAATGTGGGCATAAACTCCCGCCATCGTGCGTGTATTCATCGCCATTAACGCAATCCCTCTCATCCACCAATTCGCCACAATCATAACAGTTTACGCTGTGGGCATCCATTTCCCTTTTGTTCATTTTCATCACCTCCTTTATTTAACCTCTTAACTGAATTTACCTAATATGGCGATTGCACTTTTATTACTCTCGCATAGTTCTCCACAGGAGAGTTTGAGCAGTTTCTTGTATTTCTTTTCCATCACTTCAGTCATTGGTGTGGTTTTGTAGTTTCTATCATAAAGTGCGTAAACTATATTTCTCGCCATTTCAGCCTTCGTTGGTTTGAATTTCATCTCTTCCTCCTTTTAATAAGATTACCTATATAATACACCCTATCTAAATATCTGTAAAGTTCATACACCAGTTATTAAAGTCGTCAATGGGCTGTGTGGTGCGTTGCCAGGTATAATCCGTGCCGTACTTATCTGTGAGCTTGCTAACTTCGGCTTGCCCAAAGTTCTCATATAAGCCCCGTCTTTGATACCTAGCTATTAGCTGTCTCTTGTATTTATTTATATCAGCTATCATGCTCATTTGTTCACCTCCTACACATAGAATATCACAGGCTGTAAAATATGTCAAGTCACATAAGAGGTAAATATGCCAGTAAGAATAAAGAAAGTCAACGGTTATAGAGTATCAACCCCTGGTGGTGTTAAAGCCAAGCACACCACAAAAGCAAAGGCCAAACGTCAAGCAAACCTGCTAAGAGGTATTGAACACGGTTGGAAACCTACCAAGAAGAGATAAGAAAACAGGCCCCGAAGGGCCTGCTCTCGAAAGGAGGAAACAAAGGTCAGTTAGTTATTGTTTGCCTTTGGCTTTGGCTAGGGCTTTTAGCCTGCTCTCATGCTCATCGCACTTGGTACAGGTTGCGTGTTGGGGGTTTATCTCTTTGCAAAGGCTACATATTGCCTCATCAGCCCAAAGTAATTCCTCATACATATCAGGACTTGCTGCTATAAGGTGGGCGTTGGCCTCAGCATTGTCATTTGATGTAGGTATTTCAGCTACGGTACTATGTTTTTTACCAGATGGATAGACATTAGCAGTAATCCAGATATTTGTATAGCCTATCTCTGCCTTCCATTCTCCTTTAGTATACATTTTCTACCTCCTTATTTTATTTTAACACTTGAATAAAGCGAGGTCAGGACTTAGGGGTTTAACTGTCAACATAAAAAGTGTCTTGCTTCAATTCCCTCTGGCATTTTTTCGCTAGTTTTATAATATCCTTCAAGTGTTGCTCTACTCTTCCCCTGAGAACAGTTGCCTCGATTGCATTTATATAACCCCTGAATTCAACTAATACCTCATGCGATAAACCTGTCATCTTATCTCCTTATACCCTGCCTGCCTCGCTATATTCAGTTGTTAAAGAACCCTTATCAAGTAGAGTTTAACTCTACGACACCCCTGGAGGGGTGTTTCGGGTTTAGCGGGATAATCGAGCTTGTAACTGCTCATCATTTTCTACTTGGTAGATGTCGCCAACTTCAAATACCTGCTTCCCTACATCACAAGGTAATAACCTCCCCATCGTTTGGTAAAGACGGGCGAAGCTAAAGCCTGGCTTGATGTGGAAGTATTCTCGCAAAGCATTGTAAGGTCGCTTGACATCCCCCTCAGTTATGGTGTGTACATACTTTCCTTTATACATATTCCCTCCTTTAGCTTTAATGACTATACTCTATCACACCCCCTAAACTTTGTCAACCCCCCTTCACTCGTAAAGACTTAAATTAGCGCATAATTTCTAATAATATACTAATATAATAATAAGTAATAATATAATGGGTAGAAGAACTAAATTATTAAATAAAGATATATATAATACTATTATTAAATATATTAGTAATGGTAATTATATCAAGACTGCTTGCCTTGCTGCCGGTGTCTCTCATGCTTCTTATTGTAATTGGCAACAACGTGCTGAGAGTCCTGGGGGTAACGGTGATGATATATATGTAGAATTCTTTGAAGACCTAAAAAAGGCAGAGGCCAAGAGTGAAGCTGATACAGTATCAAGAGTCCATGATGCCGGGGAAGACAAGAGGAATTGGCCTGCTGACATGACAAGGCTAGAACGTAAGAATCCTGAGCGGTGGGGGAGAAGAATAGAACTAGAAGTAGGGCCATCTAAGGTGTTGATAGCATTACAAGAGCAGGCACACCAACTGACCTCTAAAGAGACTAAGGTAATAGAACTCACTGGTGAAGAGTAGATGTAATACATATTATACTCAGTTAGTTGTGTGTTTGCGTGTGTAGATGTGCCATAAGGCTAATCCAATTCGTATTTGTGTGTGGGGATAGAGATAGGGTAAGCTCTCCAATATAGGATTTCAATAACTTAACATAACATTAGGAGGTATATGAGATATAAGATAGAACCATTGACATTATATCGTGTAATTGACACAGAGACAGATATTGTCTGCCATACCCACGAGACGGAGGAATCTGCCAAAGAGCATCAAGAGGTGCTTGAGAATGGATGTCCTGACTGTTGGGAGAAGTGGATAAAGTTGGGTTGTATGAAACCGATAAAATAATGGGATTTCAAGAAGCACAGGATAAGATTTTCGGATTGGTGGGATACGTTCCCACAGACGCACAATTACCAGTACACCGAGACCGAAGCCGCTTTAAGCAACCCGTAGGTGGAGTAAGGGGTGGGAAGTCAATGGTGGGGGAAAAGGATGGTATTCTTAGCCGTTGGTGGACGGACTTCATGCCCTACAAGAAGAAGGCTTTATTCTGGCTTTTAGGAAACAATTACGATGCGTGTCGTGGCGAATGGGATTATGCTGTTAGTGATTTCACATACCTTGAGGTTTTAGCCAAACCTCCAACCAAGAACATAGACCCTGGGGAAATTCTACTCCAAGATGGAACGCAGATCATAACAAAGTCCGCAAGGTATCCTGAGACAATCGCTACTACTGCTCCAGACGCTATAGTTGTATGTGAGGCTGGTCAGGTTGATTATGAAGTTATTTTAAGATGTATTGAGCGTGTGGCTGAAAAGCGAGGTACGATAGTTGCAGGCGGAACATTCGAGGAGGAGGAATACACTGGTTGGTTCAGGGAGTATTATGACTTGGGACAATCCCATAACGAATTAGGCTGGAAGTCCTTTTCTATACCAACATGGAGTAATAAGGTTATCTATCCTGGGGGAAGGAACGATGCCGAGATTCTGAAGCAGGAATCAGCCATGACTGCCGAAAGGTTCATGGAACGCTTCGGGGGTGTTCCCTGTCCCAAGACAGGAAGAGTTATTCTTGAGTTTGCCAACTCTATCCATGTTAAACCCTGCCCATTCAATAAAGACTTACCTGTTGAACTAGCAGTAGACCCTGGCTATGCTGGTGCGTATGCGGTTCTAGCCATCCAAGACTACGGAGACCATCTAAAGTTAATAGACGAAATATACGTTCAGGGCGTTGTTACTAAAGACATCGTTCTGATTTGCAAGAAGAAGGACTGGTGGCCTGCTGTTCAGGGTGGTGCGATAGACATAGCTGCTAGACAACACCAGGCGATGGCTGCACCCATAGAGGTTTGGTTGTCTGAGGGCAAGATTAGCCTCCAGAGCAAAAAGGTAGGGGTGGAAGATGGGATTGACTTATTGAGAACTCACTTGAAACAACATCCTGTAACAGGGCGACCTGGAATTGAGATTGACCCTAAGTGCAGGGGTATTATTGCTGAAATGGGGGGTGGCAAGTCCCCTGTAGATGGTGGTGGTATATGGATAAGGGATAAGAATACGCTGAAACCATTAAGTAAAAATAATCATGCCTGTACGGGGGTCATATTTTACTTAGCAAACAAATACGGCTTTTCGGGTTTGATGGAAAGACTCCCCGAACTATCATGGAGCGGAGTACAGCCCAAACGAACCTTCGTGAGGACATAAGGAGACTATGGCAAAAAATACAAAGCCAACGGTAGATAAAATTAAAGGGAAATTTAAGGCGTATGAAAGGTATTACCAGCAGTTACATCAAGACCAAAGGGATATTGACGCATACTACGAATTAACCTTTGACCCTGGAGTACCTACTGACTACCCAGTACGGATGCCCGATACGGCTAGAAACTGGGTGGACGCTGGTGTGAGACATTATACGCTTGACAATCCAAGAGTGAAGTTTTATTCACGTAATGACAGCGATGCAGCCAGGAAGCAAGTTGCCTTACTAGAAGCGTTTGGTAATTTCTTTTTAAGGACATACATTCTCCAGATAAAGGAAGCAGCCACGAAATTACTCGTACGGGGCGAGGTATTCATTGAGGTTCCTATGGATGACACTTATTTCGGGGAGGATAGTGAAGAAAGGTTGTTTCATTTCCCATTATCCTTAAATCCCTTAGAACCGATAAATACTTATTGTTCTCCTGCCCATGACGGGCTAATTCCGCATGATATTATCAAATACTTTGATATTACCGTCTCCGAGGCGAAGGCTATTTGTGAAGAGAATGAATGGAAGTGGAGTACAAGAAAGGCTGATGACAAACTCGTTAAGTGGCTTGCCTTCAAGAGTGGTAAATGGCGTTCCTTCCTGATAGACGATGAACCTATCTTACCTTATGATGTCCAACCTAATATTATGGGGTTCAATAATGTTGTTCATATAAATGCTGGATTAGGGCAGACTTCTTATGAGGGGAAGCCAGAATATGCTGTTCGCTCTATAATTTACCCAAGAACAGATATGCTGAAACTTGAGGCGAGAAACCTATCCCAAACAGACGCTATTTTACAGAGATTTGCGTATCCAAGATATAAGGCGACTTTAGGAAGAGCCAACACAGATGTTATCAAGAAGTTATACCCAGATGGTAAAGTCCCCACTGACCCTAACAAGTGGCTATATGACGTAGTAGATGAATTGAAAACAGAAATTCAAACAGGTGAAACCGTACCCGCAGCGTTGTTTAGTCAACTGGCGATGGTGAAGGAGTATGCAAGTCCGCCTTCAGTTCTAAGTGGTGGGCGACCTCCTGGAGTTTACAGTGGACAGCATCAGGAAACTTTAATTTCAACCGCCAAACCTATCTACAAAGACCCGTTTAAGAATTTAGAAGATGGGTTGGCGATAGCAGTAGGTATGGGGTTGCGGATTATAGAGAAGGTTTATAAGTATCCAGTTCAATTAAAGAACTTTTCAGATGAGGAAAGTAAAACTTATTTGACACTTAAACCCTCGGATATAAACGGGCATTATGATTGCGAGGTTCAACTATTAGCAGAACCTCCTGAAGCTACCGATGCAAGGAAGTATCTTGGTGCTAATCTCAGAAAAGGTGGTTCTATCAGCGAAAAAACGGAACTCAGGGAATATCACGATATGTCCGAGAAGGAAGCAATGGATGAGATGGCCCAAAAGTGGGCAGAGAGGGGGTTGAGTTCAGTAGGGGCGTTAGACGTGATGGCTAAAGATGCTATGAAGCGTTTGGGAATGGATGAGGCATTAGAGCAGCTAGAAGAAGCTGAACGTAACGCTGCTAAAAACATACCACCTCCTAAAAAAGGTGCGGGAATCTCCAGTGATTTAGCGGAAAAGGCTTCTACTACACCAACTAGGGTAGAAGGAGAACTAGCGGAATGAAATTCAGAAAAAAGCCAGTAGTTATTGATGCTATGCAGTTCAAGCATATTGATGGATTCAATGGGATAAAAACTATTGCCCTTGCTACCTCTCTTGGCTTGAGCAGAAATAAGGGTGTCTCAGTAGTATGGGAGATTCCAACATTAGAGGGTTGGCACATAGTAAGTAGCGGTGATTGGATTATCACTGGCGTTAAAGGCGAGAAGTATCCCTGCAAGCCAGACATCTTTGAGCTGACCTATGAACGAGTAGGGGAAATGGGATGAATATAGCTACAGAATCTATGAAAAAGATGACAGAAATGGTGAAGGCTATTGACCAGAAATATAAAGAGTTCGCTACTGACCCCTACGGTGTAAGGAAACTCACTTTAGGGGAACAGCGAGAGAAATATGATAACCTAACCGAAGCACAACTCTACGAGATGGTTGAAAAACACGGCATGGACGATGTAAATAAATGGATGTATAAAATGGAACAAGGGGGTAAATAATGAGTCAAGATAATACAAGTTGTGTTATTTGTAACAAAAAGAGTGGATATGATGATGGAGCAGGTTACTGGGATGGAAAAGAAAAAAGTTCGGATTTACATTCCAATATTTGCAGTATATGTCTAAGTAATTTAATTTCTCGCTTTACTGCCTTCTTTGGATTAGATGGTGCAAGTTGGGAACATTCTGGACTTAGCATCGAGTGGCACGAAGTTCATAAAATACTTTCTAATATTAAAAGAGACTATGCAATGAGGGTTAGTTATATCACAACTGATAAGGAAATGTATGAAAGAACTGAGAGAGTTCAGGTTCCCATTTTGGAACAGGGGGGTAAATAATGGCTGAAGATAAGATTTCCAATATCCCTGCTAGACTCGGTCGGCGAATTGAAGGGGCGGGTGGCTCTACCAATACGACCTATCAGCAACTTGCAGATTTTACCCGTAGTGGCATATCTCCAGACCTGAAACACTCAATAGGGGCATGGTTGCAACTCAAATTAAGTCGTACTGGCTATATGGATTTATACCCCCAATGGTACACACCTGCACCTTTTTACCCCCTGTCTTATGGCAAGGGTTGGGCAGAGGAACGGAAAATAGAAGACCTCTCTTCGTTGCTTGGGGAATATAGAGGCCCCGAAGGCAGCATGATCAGGTGGCTCATAGGCAACAGAATAAAAGATTTGCGATATAAAGTAGCGAGGGAAAGGGGTGTTACGGAGGCAAGGCCGCCTGAATATAAACCCCCGCCTGTTCCAGATTGGATGAAACAGTATCTTACCCCCGCAACTGTTGACCTGCCGGGAAGACCAGGTACACATCGAGGGCTTCCGGCCACTAAGGAAGTGGGGGAATTACAGCTATTAGGTGCACAGGAGGAACTAACCCCTGAACAGATGGGGGAGATGGCTGGTTATCAGGCTTGGTTTAAGGCTGGTGCTCCAACTGAGTTCTCTAAGGAGGCGGTAAGGCAGATGTCTGATTGGCAGAGACACTGGACACCTTATACAAGAGAATCTCAATCTTTATTCCCCAAGCAACAGAAACTAACACCTAAGTGGGCTACAGCTAGACAATAGGAGAAAATGACTCTTAAATGGTATCAGACAGCAGACATAGTTGAACGTGAGTCCGACATATCACGTCAAAAGACGGATAGTTTATTAGACAGACTTGCTACGCAGTCCCGCTTACGCAAAGAAGAGATGGCGAGGGATAAAGGGCAGGCAGTGGCATTGAACGCCCAAGTAGCCGCAAATTTCGCCCGTGCTTATCAACGTGCTTCTGCTGCTGACGAGATAGACGAGGCTAATAGGAAATTACAGCTATTAGGCGTGACAAACCAGATTCCTATTTCTGAATCTTCCATTAAGCAGCAAATAATGTCTGGTAGGGCTTGGGCTGATACTGTTGTAAGGCAGGTTGAACAGGCAACCGAACAAGATCGAATGGACGACCTCAGAAAAGAGGCTGAGAAGTGGGCTAAATGGGAGCTAAAACAAGTTGGCGGTAATTGGGCTAATCTAAACCCTGACGACCAAGAGGCTTCAATAGACCTTTGGTTTAATAAACTCCAGCAGCCCGAAGAGGTTAGCGAGGAAACTCCTGAAGTGGAACCAATAACTGAGATTCCCAAAGAGGGAATTGATATTGGTGAGGGTTTAAGAGTAATGCCCAACAATGCCATTATTGATGAAAGAAACCCTTTGCAGCCACTTGGGTATATCAATCCTGAAACAGGTGAAATAAAAACTTATAGTGATAGTGCAGGGCAGAAGATTAGAAGCTTCTTTAGTGGAGTATGGAAATCTATTCCCCTTAATCCTTTTTACTGGATGACACCAGAGCAACAGCGAATAAGTGATTATAAAAATACCTTAGTGAATTGGGCTACAAGTCATAATATCACCAACCCTGAAGATTGGGTTAATCTGTTAATGGAAAAGCCCACGAAAGATTTAGCGATAGGCCCAATAACCGAAGAGGAATTAAAGAAAACATTACCACTTCCTACTATGCCACCTGAGTATATCTACAACGCCCCGCAATTAGGACTTGGTACGCCACTTACAAAAGGTGAGCAATTTATCGGTGAGTGGGTAATGCCAATATTAACACTTGCTATGCTACCTGCTGCTGGTCAGGTAAGCCAGGCGTTACAGCCTGCGGTTCAAGCAGGAGGTGTAACTGGAGGGGTTGCTAAGGTTGCCCAAATTGCATTAAAACCCCTAGAGGCTTTTGAGAGAATCGTTGGTTATGCCCCATCACAAATAACAAGGCGTATTGCAGGCAAGGCATGGACACAGGCTCAAGCTGCGACTTGGGCAGATACAGAGGCTCTAATCCAGAAATATACCCTGCGATATATTGATGATGTTTTACGGGCTAATCCCCATTTAGCAACTCAGGCTACCCCGCAAGCTATTTCTCATATCGCAGGTGTCGTAGATAGTATGCTAAAGCAATCAGCGAGGATGCCTGTTGGCACAGAGATTGTAAACTATTATCACCAGCAAACACTTCCACGACTAATTAAGGTTTTATTGGAGTTTGCAGAACCCTCTAAATCACCTGCTATGGTAACTGTTTTGGGGAGTATCGGGCAAACAACAGAAGCAATTGCCAAGATGTCAGTAGAGCAAGCATGGCGAGTCGTTGTCGCTAAATTAAGTGTTGGTGGGGCTGCTATTGCATTAACTAAAGCTGCTGACCCAGAATGGGCAGCCACAAAAGAGGCACAAGAACTCTTTGAGGCTGTAGGTGGCATTGAAGCCCCCGAAGCTGCAATACCCCAAGCTGTTAGTGCGGGGGCAGCAACAGAGATTAACAGTCTTAAAACCCAACTAGCCCAGAAAGAAATTAGCTTAGAGAGGGCGAAACTCTTTACTGCGCCTGATAAATCCGAGATACTTGCCCAAGAGAGGATGATTACATATCTCAAGGATAGTATTAAGGACTTGGAGGCTGGTGTAACTGAGGGTATCCCAATGCCCCCAGAAGTCCAGCAACAGCTTTTAGCTCAAGGTGAAGTGCTATTACAGCAAGTTCCTGAAGTTTTGCCCAGCCATCTTCATACTATTGGGATTCCAGAGGGTGAGGCTTTTGTAAGAACCGACACGCAGAGTAAACCCTTAATAGTAGGTGAATCCCATATGAGAGAGGGGCAACTAACACTAGGAAATATCGTTTCTAGGGAGAAAGGTCTGGCTTCCGCAAGGGCTTTAATAGATGTTGGGAAGTACATAAAGGAGAACAATATTGCCTTCCCGCCCAGAAGTGAAATGTCTCCCGAAGCTATTAAGGTTTACGATAAACTACAAGCAGTAAAACCTACTGCAACCGCAGTAGAAACTACTACACCTGAAACCCCGTGGGCAGAACACAGGGTTTATCCTAGTGGAGAAGAATTTGGACATCTAGCAACCTACAAAACAGAGACACAGGCAACAAGGGGGGCAGAAGCCTTAAAGAGACGATACCCCTTTTATGAAACTAAGGCCTATGAGCGGTATGAGGGTGTGTGGGGGGTCCAGTATCGCAAGTTTGCTGAAACCACCGCCCTAGCCGAAGGCGGAACAGTAACAAGTATAATCCCTGAAGGTGTGGTCACAGTAGAAGGACTAGAACCAGTTAAGGCTATTCGCAACCTGCAATCCCAATGGGCAACTAAGAAGTTACAATACGAGGATGCTAGAAAGCAACTTACAGAGTATGCTAAAGCTAATCTACCAAAAGAAGTTCAGGGCAAGATGCTTTCTGCGGTTAAGAATGTCAAAACTGAAACTGACTTAACAAAGGCAATAGCACAGGCTGATAAATACGCAGAGCAAGCAGCTCAGAAAACCCTAACGGCTCAAATAATAAGCGAATTAAGACGTATTAAACCCGCCAAGGCTGCGGGTATGAGATATGGTAGGTTCACAGCAGAAACCCAAAGACAATTAAATGAGATTAAAGCCAATACTAACCTAGAAAGAGAGAACGTAAAAGCCGAGATATTAAAGAACATAGAAGCTGCCGAGGAAGGCAAGATGCCCTTTGAAGTAGCAGATGAAGCTAACGAAATACTACAGGTATCAGGACTAAAGGGTATGTCCTCTGACGAGTTAGCTTATACTTTAAGGGAAGTTCAATCTCTAAAGGCAACAGGACGAGGTTTGAGGGCTGCCGAAAGAGAAGCTGAGCTTGAAAGAATAACCAAAGTCCGAGAAGATGTTATTGCCTCGCTAACAGGTGGCAAGGGCATAAAGCCTAGTGCTGGAACTATTGACACGAGAGATATGTGGGCTAGGGAGGGTAAGCCTAAATCCTTCTTAACTAATTGGCAGTATGGCATGGATGATATATTGGACAAGTTAAGCAGGTTTGATAAAGCATCTGAACCATTCCAAAGTCCGCTTAGCCAACTTGGGTTTAATCTACATACGTCTCGTAGCATACAACAGTTGGGTGTAATAAATTGGGTAGATGGAAAGACTGCTAGTAAGGTACAGGAAATATATGGTGTGAAGGGGAGAAGAGAACTTAATAGTTTCTTGGGTCGCCTCATTAGAGAGAAAATAAGTCTGGGTACATTTGCTAATACTGAAGGGCAGAGTTCAACTTTATCCCTTACCAAAGACCAAATTATACAGAAATACTTGGAACTGCAAGACCCCACACTTGACGAGACTTTTAGGATTGGAATGAAGTGGACTGACGAGATGATAAATGCTGTCAAGGATTCAATGACGGCAGAGGACTTACAATATGCCACTTGGCTTTCTAATCAATATGTTCAGAACTATGGGAAAACGATTAAGCCTGTCTTTGAGAATAAATACCATATCCCGTTCCCTGAAAATCCTAAATATGTACCCCTGAATAGAGACTTAGAAGCTAGTTATTATGAGCATATTCTAACGGCACAGAATAATTATAGATACGCTGGCGTTACAAACAATAGCCTAAAGGCGAGGGTTAGAAATAGAATACCATTACGGTTTAATGGTGCTACCCAAGTTTGGGTTCGCCATGTTATTCAGATGGAGCACTTCAAGGCGTTTGCAACTTCTATGAAGGAAGCCCGAATGGTGTTTGGTAATACAGATGTCCGAACCGCCATAAGACAGTATCATGGACAGGATATTCTAAGTCATTTAGACAGACACCTGAATGATATAGCCAGAGATGGTATAGATAGGGCGTTAATTGTAGGTGGCGTTGATAAGCTAAGAGGACACTTTACTCTCGCTGCTTTGGGGGTGAAGATCGCTGTTAGTTTTAAGCAGGCGTTATCATTACCAGCTTATTTAACTTATCAACCGATGCCTATTAAGGACTTCTTTACAGGTGTTGCTGATTTTTACAAACATCCTATGGCAAGCATCAAGGAAATGAAGGAACTGTCAGGCTACTTTTCAGAAAGGTGGGGGAGAGGGCATGAGCGTGATGTTCGGCTAGTTAAGGAAAAGGATGTTGCGGGTAGATTATCCAATTCAAAGAACTGGCGAGACCTTTTAATGCTAGGGATACATAAAGTTGATACGGCTGTTACCCAACCTGGGGCATGGTCTGTGTATCAATCAATGAAGAAACAGAAAATACCAAATGCCATAACTCATGCTGAGATAGCCACTAAAAGAAGCCAGCCTTCATTCGGACTAGAAGATATGGCTGCCCTAAGAAAGCATGGTTCGTTTGGTAAGTTATTTACTATGTTCCAAAGTCAGCCGAATAAATACTACCGTTTAATTGCTGATAGTGCCAGAAATCTTAAAGCGGGGCGTGGTTCGAAGGGTAGAAATACATTAAACATTCTTCTGGCGTGGTGGGTATTACCCATGATGTTCCAACTTGTGTCCGATGCTTTCCAGTGGAAAAAAGAACACCAGATGAGAGTTGCCATACTAGGGCCTGCTAACTACTTACTTGCTGCTGGGCAGATTTTACAATCAGCTTATGGCTGGATTACCGATGAACCCTTCCCAGCCGAGGCAAGTCCCATTTTCTCCACACTCAGAGAATTACAATACGCAATTACGGGGACTGTCAACTTATTAGAACAAGGCAGAGACCCGTTGAAAGACGTAGATACTGACTATTTAGTAAGAACAATAGAGCATTACGCTAAAGGCATAGGGCAGATTGTGGGGATACCTACACCTTATGCTGTTCAAGTAGAACGGGCTATAAGGAACGCTGATATAAGACAGATGATATTCAGCCAATACGCCCTTAAAAATGAAGGTGATGCTGTGAAGGCATTACAGGATTCATACGCACAGGCGTATGGTTATAACAAGTGGTCTGATTTACCCCCAGAACAACAAGATAGATTTTACGAATTAAGACCTGATTTGAAATAGAACGCTAACATCGAGTCGAGTGTTGGCTTTTATTATCCCCTTCAAGGTCGAACGGGGATTTAACCATCCAAGAAACAGAGATTGGAGGTGATATGGAAGAGAAGAATACAACCCCGGTTGTGGAGGAAGAGACTACCCAACCTGGTGAAGTTACAGCTCAACCAACTGTCGAAGAGCTTCAGAGACAGATAGTGGAAAGAGATACGGAGATAGAACGCAAAGAGGGCGTTCTGCAACAGACAAAGAGAGAGTTAAAAGACGCACGATTGAAGGGTGGTTCTAAAGTTGAGATAGATGCTTTAGGGAAAAGAATGGAAGTCCAAGAGGAAATGCTTGCAGGTGCTTTGGACGAAATCACTGCCAAAGTAAGTGGTGAAGAGGAGCCAAGGCAAGCTAAACAAACCTACAGCCAACAACTAAAGGAACGCAGGGAGAAATCCAAGCCTGAAGAACCCAAGTCAGACCCAGACGCACAAAGATTTATTGATTATTGTGCTGATGAGGGTTTGCACTTGGATTATGAAGATTTGGATAGCTGCGATCCTCAAGTTAAAGAGGCACTCGGAGAGGGGAGAACTTTCCGAGAAGGATTGAAACACCTCAAGGATAAAATGAAAACTAGTAATGTAGATATTGATAAATTAGTGGAAGATAAACTTCAAATTGCCCTAGAACAAAAACTCAAGGCATTGAACTTAACCGGCGAAGGTGCGGGTGCTCCGTCTGGCTCTAATGCTGGCTTTGAAAAAGCCGAGCAGGATTATGCCGATGGCAAAATCTCCACTAGCGAATATACGAAGCTGCGACAGGAACAAGGAATTTTATAGAGGAGAATTAGATGCCAATTCAGATTGCAAGCGAAACCAACTTAGCGAACGCACAACGTATTGCTATCGCTGAGTGTAGATATACTGCTGAACATTCTGCACCTTGCGTGAACCTTGTGGAGAAATTCACATTGGTTCCAGGCGAGAAGCAGATAACAGTACCCAAAGTAGGGCAGATGTCGGCTGATGCACTGACAGACGGTTTGGACATCACGACCTCCAAGGCTATTGGTATGTCCACTGTTGACCTGACAACGGGCGAAGTCGGTTTGAAGGTTATCCTTACTGACAAATTAGTAAGGCAATCTCAACCCGATTTGTTCCGTGTTATAGGACGGCAGATGGGCGATGCTATGGCACGCAAGATGGATACGGACATAATTGCCCTGTTCACTGCGTTGAATGGTGGAACTACTCTTGGTGTTGCTAACACTACATGGACTATAGCAAAACTTGGCTCCTATATGTCTTTTGCCAAGATAAACAAATACCCCAAACCAATATTCATAGTCCATCACCCGTACGCCATCAGAGACTTGGTAGCTGCTATAACACTAACACCTATGGCTGCCTACCCTATACCTCATGGTTACGCAGAGGACTTGTTAAGGGACTTCTGGAAGCTGACCATGAATCAAATCCCTGTCTTTGAGGATGGGAACATTGTACCTGACGGAACCGATGACGCTATCGGGTGCATCGCATCCAAGTCGGCTATGTGTACTGTGCAATCAGTAGCTCCCTATACTGAGCGAGAGCGAGATGCTTCACTCAGGGCGTGGGAAGTTGTGGTTGTGTCAGACTATGGCTGTTTCGAGTTAGATGACAGTCAGGGTGCCCCTATTACGATTGACGCTGCTGCACCTGCTGACCTGTACACAAGTTAAGGAGTATTGGCATGGAGAATGACACAATTCGGGGACAGAACTGGGAATTGGATTATAGGGATGGACAGCCTTGGGCTGATTATTTGTTACCCGATGGTCGGTTGTTACATCTCCCTGCCGATGCGTGGTCAACACGCAAATACAAAAGAAAAGGTTGGCGACTCCAACCTAAAACAGAGTCGAAAAATATAAAAGGAGATTAAATATGAGTTTTCCTTATATTATGCAGTTAGAAGCATCGGCAATCTACAAGCAGTATGCTGCTGCTGACAAACCAGCATTGATAGGTACTCTGGGTATAGATGAGTGGGGTAGTAGGTACCGAATGTGTAAGGCGGGTGCAGCTATGACTGGAACTATTGAGTATGCAGTTGTAAATGCCAACGTGGTTGCTGACCTTGTGGCTGGTGATATGGCTACCTGTGACTTGTATAGTGATACTGCTGCCGTAGGCGACGTTGTGATACGCATAGACGACACCAATACGCCTACCAACAGACCCGTAAATTTCTATGAGGGTGGGTTAGCCCACTTTTATGGAGGAAGTGTTTCAGAAAGGCAGACTCGTAGGATTATTAGTTCTACGGTTGGTACTACTGCAAGTCTCTACATCACCTTAAATGCACCACTAGATGTGGCTATTACCGATGGTGCGGTGGATGCTATGACAAGCCCATACAGCAATGTTGTGTCGGCTGGTGCTGAGGCATCCAATTACGAGACTTTTGTTTGCTATAAGCCAATATGCTCCATCACCAGTGGCTACTACTTCTGGGGCAAGGTAAGTGGCCCAACTATGGGGCATTACACTACTACTTGGCCTGGTACTGGCCCACAGGATAAGGATGTGTACTTTACTGCAACAGGTGGTATTACTTCTACTGAGACTGGTGGAGCGACCACTACTTCACCGCAAAGAGCAGGTCATGGAATCATGTGTAACACATCTAGCTATGGCTGCGTTTACTTCATGCTCCAACTAGACTAGAGCAAAAGGCTTTTGGGGGTGAGCCTTCAATCACCCCCACCTTTGGAAAGGAGGGTTGGTGTCACTGAAACATTCGGACTGAGAGCAAAGTGGCTGAAACTACGTTAGTCCGAGCCAGTCCCACCCTTCAGAAAGGAGATATGAAAACACTGGGAGTAATACCAGCGAGAGGGGGAAGCAAAGGTATCCCCCGGAAGAACATTAAGATGTTGAACGGGAAGCCGATGATTCAATATACAATCGAGGCTGCCCAGAAATCGAACCTAGATAGGTTTGTGGTATCTACGGAAGATGCCGAGATTAAAACAATAAGTGAATCGTTGGGTGTGGAAGTTATAGATAGGCCGTTGGAAATGGCTACCGATTCTGCCCATGCTGCCGAAGCTGTCATTGATGTGCTGGGCAAAGTAGATGGGTATGATACAGTAATGATGCTACAACCCACTTCTCCGTTGAGGCACGAAATCTTTATAAACGAAGCCCTCGATGTTTACGAGAAGGGGAAATACGAGTCCCTGATAAGTGTAGGGACATTTAAGAATTTTATATGGGCGTTGGGGTTGCAGTGTCCGTTCCCAGTAAACTATGACCCGTTTGGTAGAAGACCTAGGAGACAAGACAAACTGACAGACTTTGTAGAGAACGGAGCTATTTATATCTTTAATGCCAAACACTTCCTAGAAAAGAAGTGTGTCATCTACGGAAGGTTGGGATTCTATGTGATGCCCGAAGAGGCTTGCGTGGAGGTTGATACCCCGTTTACTTTCTGGCTGGCTGAACAGACGATGAAGCTATGGTCAAAATAATAGCCGAAATAGGTATTAACCATAACGGGGATATTCTAAAAGCCTTTGACTTAATAGATGTGGCAGTGGATTGTGGCTGCGATTTCGTTAAGTTCCAAAAGCGAACTCCCGAACTAGCAGTTCCTAAGAGTCAATGGGATATTCCAAGAGAAACCCCCTGGGGCGAGATGTCCTATATTGAATATAAGAGGAAGATGGAGTTCGGAAAGTCCGATTATCACTGTTTGCACCTTTATTGCAAGGAACACATCCAATGGTTTGCCTCTTGTTGGGACATACCTAGCGTGGATTCCATGGCAGAGTTCAATGTTCCCTATATCAAAATCCCGTCAGCGTGCCTTACTTATTATGAGTTATTAGATTACATTACCAGAAATACCACGACACAACCAATTTTATCCACAGGCATGAGCACAATAGAGGAGATAGACCGTGCAGTTGAGATTTTGGGGAAAGATATTGTTTTACTACACTCTACTTCTACATATCCTGCTCAGCCCGAAGAACTCAATCTACTAATGATACCTGCCTTAAAGAAAAGGTATGGTTGCAAGATTGGGTACTCAGGGCATGAGGTAGGGTTGAGCACAACGATTGCTGCGGTTGCGTTAGGTGCGGAGATGGTTGAAAGGCATATCACGCTAGACCGTTCCATGTGGGGAACTGACCAATCAGCTTCAGTAGAACCGCAGGGGTTAAGGAAGTTAGTTAAAGACATAAGAACTTTAGAGAAGGCAATGGGGGATGGTGTCAAGAGGGTTTACCCCTCCGAGTTGCCAGTAAAGGAGAAGTTAAGAAATGCTTAAAGGCAAAGATTTAGAGAGAGCCATTGCCTCAAAACCCTTTAGTGCGGTTCCTAGAGCCATCTCCCCCACTGATAGGCTGAGGGAGGTTTATTTAGATAGTCCCGGGAATGGGCACTGTATAGTTATCATGCCCCAAGCCATGTCTGATGTTATGCAGATAGAAAACTGTGCAAGGGCGTGTGGTAAACTAGAGGGCGATATAGCAGAAGCAGGAGTTTACTTCGGTGCTACGGCTCGTCTACTGATGAGATTTTTCGATGGAAGGAAAACCATTCATTTATTTGACACTTTCGATGTTATGCCTGACGCTGACCCTGAACATGACCTTCCCGAATGGTGGGATCCGAAGAAAGACCTATCAGTTGCCAAGGTCAAGATGTTGCTTGAGGATTTTGATAAAGAGGGGTTAGTGAAGTTCTATAAGGGGTTATTCAAGGACACCCTCCATGAAGCTAAGGATAAGAGGTTCTGTTTTGTCCATGTGGATTGCGACTTATATCAGGGGGCTAAAGATTGTTGTGAGTTCTTCTACCCTAGATTAGTGGAAGGGGGGATAATGATGTTCCACGATTACGATGTACCTGCGTTCCCTGGTATTCGGGAGGCAGTTGAGGAATACTTTCTGTATAAGCCCGCATTAAGAGTTACGAATAGATACGGGTCTCATCATGTCGTGGTTAAGAGATGAAGTATTATCATTTCGGGGTGTTTGACAGGGGAAACGCCGGCGATACGATTGCCACTGAGGTTGTTGAGGATTTAATAGGTGAGGGTTGTTGGGGCAAGTATAATGCTTATCTTAAGCAACCCCCAGAATACATCATTGACTACATTAACAAAAATGTTGATGCTGTTGTAATAGGTGGAGGTGGGCTTTTACACGCTGGTACTTTGCACGGCTCTCAATACGCCTCTGGGTGGTATTGCCCCCTAACAGTAGAGCAGGTAGAACAGATCAAGAAGCCTATCATAGTTTTTGGTATTGGCGATAGCAGGTTCTGGGGACAAGTAGAGTTCAATAAATTATTCAAACCCCAAATAAACCAACTTGTAAGGCAAAGTGCGTTCTTCAGCCTGCGTAATTCGGGCAGTATAGATAAGTTATCCAAATACCTTGATTCGGATTTAGTCGAGAAGTTGAAATTCCAACCTGACCCTGCAACCTTATTATCGTACATCTATCCTAGTGACAAAACATTAAGAAGGAATGAGATAGCTCTTCAGCCAGCGATGGATGCTCCCTGTCACAGATTTGGTGGTAGGGACGAGAAAATCTTGATGTCAATAGCTGGAGCTTTGAAGGAACTCAAAGGTTTCAGAATCAGATTAGTTTTGCACATAGTAAGGGGGAATGCCGACTATGGGATGGCGAAGTATCTTGATAAAGCTGGCGTGGAATATGATGTGGTGAAACTCTACTGCAAATCCCCCCAAGAAATAATGGATTTCTACTCAGGTTGTCCTCTAACGATAGGCATGAGGGGGCATGGTGTGATGATTCCTTTCGGGGTGGGTAATCCCTTTGTACCGATAATAAGCCATGACAAGGTAACATTCTTTCTTAATGATATTGGGATAACAAGGGGTATCTTTATCTTCGACCCCGACTTGAAGGACAGAATAGTACAGGCGGTTAATCAAATCAACTACAAAGACTTCACGGAAAGGATAGAGGACGTTAAATATAAATTATGGGTGATAACACAGCACAACTTAAAGACAATAAGAACGGCTATCAACTAAACCACAGGTATTTCTTCATCTGCTTTTACCCATTTTCTAACTATTAACATCTTATTACCCAAGGGGGATAAAAATTCAGTAGTTGGTTTTCCCACCAAGGTTTCTCCGGCATTGATGTTTTTAATCTCCTTCACAGATAATACAATCTCAATAGTTTGCTCAGTTGTTTTAACTTTCATAATAACATTATACCACAAAAAGGAAATAATGTCAAGTAATGAATAAAACGGATTTAGCTTATTTCGCTGGATTTTTCGATGGCGAGGGTTGTATCACCATAAGGAATACAAAAAGGGCGAATGGTAGGATTGAACGCCAATTATGTGTTTCCATTGGTAATACTAATGAGTGGATTATTAGCCAAATACAGTTTTCCTTCGATGGCTATATTTGGCACAATAAGGCACATGACAATAATCGTGATAAATGGCAACTTATTTTAACCTCCCGTAAGGCATTGAACTTACTGGAAAGCCTTTTGCCCTATCTAACAATAAAAAGGGCAGAGGCAGAGCTAGGAATTAAGTTCCAGAAACGTAAGGTTTATCGTGGGAGTAGGCGGTTGCCTAGCAAGGAAAGAGTTTTAGAGGAGGCTGAGCAATTACTGCTAAGAAAAATGAAAAGACCGTAATTCTCTTGGGTATGGGTTCAACTGGGTATCAGTGTCCTTATGATGCTGAGGTGTGGGGTGTTAATCGAGGGTTCAGGAAGTGTAGAAAAATGGATAAGTTATTCATGTCCGATACCAGATTAGACCCTTATGGGGATATACAGTTTGATATTGAGCACTTAAAGGACGCAGATTTCCCCATTATCAGTTTACACCAAGTCAAGGGAATCAAGACGAAAAGGTATCCTTACAAGAGAATCGTGGAGAGATTCGGGACTGAGTTCTTTACCTCTACGATATGTTATATGATAGCCTACGCTTTATACAAGGGATATAACTATATCCGAATGTATGGTGTGGACATGATAACGACAAAAGAATACGAGAGAGAGAAGGGTGGTGTGGAGTTCTGGGCTGGAATAGCAAAAGGAATGGGGTGTAAGGTTGAGATTTCAAGGGGTAGTGCTGTTTGCCAAACTAAAACAGGAGTCCCTTACGGATTTAAGCTACCAGTGAATAAAGAACTTATGAAGACTTACAAAACAATGAGGAAAGGAAAGAATAGGGATTTATGGTTGATTCAAGATTCAAAGTCAAAGTAGGCGATAGGGAAAGGACTATCTTAATCCCTGGTGCTGCGGATATGGACAGGAACCAGTATCGGGAAATTGTCGAATGGCAGACGGAGAAAACTAAAAAGGAATTAAGCCAGCCTGTTCCGCAGAGGAAGTATTCCAAGAAAGAAGTAGGACAGGCACTTAAAGAGTACAACGAGTTCCGTAAACGAAAAGCAGCAGGAACAAAGAGGTATTTCTAGGGGTTAATACCCCATTCTTTTAGCCTGGCTTGCCATTCCTCCATATCTGTTATCCAAATAGAGGGGTAACTAACTCTGTCAATTTAATACCAATTCCCCCTAAACTGCTTTACCCAATCCACCACTTCTTTTATGCCTGCCTTGAAAGAGATTTCAGCTTGGGCTTCTAAATAAGATTTATCGGGTGGCTTCTCTTTTATCTGAATTATGCTCATCACAGTATCCTTAGCTTCCATTTACACCTTCTTAATGCCCGATACATTCACTTCGATAAATTCCACGAAACAATAGGGGCATAACCATTTGGTCATAATATCCCCAAAGGTAAAATATAAGCACCTGACATTAGTGATATTATGCCCCTTATCACAGAAGCGTGGTTTTGGGGGTGGGGGTTCCTTCTTCTCTCTGCGAAATATATTCCTCATTCACACCTCCTATTTCTCCTTCTTTAATAGTTTAACAGCTTCTTTATAAGCATTGACAATATCCTTAACGCTGTCGCCCTCGTGTCCTGCAACTTCCACTACTGGGTCTCCCTTTCTGTCATGCACTATATGTACTCTCATTCTATCACCTCCTAATAACATTATAACATAAAATAAACAAAAAGTCAAGGAGAATAATGCCAATTTGGATATTTAGATGCTTGAAATGCGGTCATATACAAGAAACGATAAGAGACAATCTTAAATGCGAGAAGTGTGGGGGTGTAATGGTAAAGCAACTAACCGCCCCAGGGTTGATTTATATAGCATGAAGTCAAGTAGTCATGCAGGACTGAAAGTACGTTGGGGTGCTACGCACAAACGTGGAGGAAGGTTGGTTTCAAGGCAAACCTCCATAGACTCGCTTGGAGGTATAGATTGCGTAAGACTCACCTGTCTTGTGAAGTATATTATCAAATCATGGCAATATGTCTTGCTACTCTTATATCACAAATATAGAGCAGAATACGCAGAGGCTTATCCTAATGAAAACATAGTTTGGAAATACAGAACAGGAGAAGATAGCCCAGAAGGAATGTGGTCGAGCATCTGGGAGATTATTAAAGTAAAAACAAGGAGGACAATAACATGGCTCAAAGTCAAGAAATAACTGATGAGGGAATACAAGAATGGGTGGTTCTAATGTCCGATGCGTCATCGCCAGCAGCTACGGCTATGAATAAGATTGTGTGCATGAACGATACTACGGCCTGCACAGCATCAAAGCAATCATCTTCCACAGGCCCCGTTGATGCGTGGCACACGACAGGATACGGGTTAAGCATAGATACTATAGATACTATGTCACAGACTACCTCTAATTCCACAGGGGGGCATAACGATACTATCACATTCGACCACGTATTTACCTTATCTTCAACTGCTGCCAAAAGTGTAAGTGGTATTCAGGCTTGTAATGATGATGGCGATGTAACCTTTGTAGAGTGCTGCTTTGCTTCTATTATCTCTATGGAGAATACGGATACTCTAACCATTGATGGTGCTGTTGTGGTTGACCAGGCATAGGAGATATAAATGGCAGATACTAAGATAAGTTCTCTCACGGCCAAAACCACGCTAGGTGATAGTGATTTACTCGCCCTAGTGGATATTGCGGCTACGCCTGACGAAACTAAGAAGATAACAGTAGCAAACGCCAAAACACAACTTGTAAATTCCACTACTGTTAATACTGCTGGTGCTGTCATGGAATCCGATGGATTAGCGGTTTCCAATGATGGGACTAAGACAACTATTGCAGGACAGACGGGCGATTACAACCGCATAGGAGAGGGTGGTACTACAGCACATTCCCTTGCTTCAGAAAATGATTGGATGGTGACAGGTAAGTTGGAAGTCAAGGGGGTATCATACCTTGACGGCAATGTCACAGTTGGGGGTACAGTAGATGGGAGGGATT